CACACAATCAGTAGTAGCTCCATATTCAAGTCTTGTTTTTGAAAATATTAATGTAAGTTTAACGGTATCTCCTGAAATATTTATTAGCTTTCTTGATACAATTAATGATGGTAATAGCTTATTTACTGAAGCTGTTATAGAGATGAGAAAACTACCTTTTGATTACAGCTCAATAACAGTACCTGATTCAACTTTTGTTTTTAATAATGTTCCGTTAGCCACAGAAGTCAGTATTAGACCGCAAATTACTTGGGTTGACGAAGGCGTTGATGTTTACATACATTCAATTAGCACAAATAATAATATTGATACTTGGCGTTACATAGATTTTATCTCAAATATTGATAATGGAATTAGTCCATTTACTCAAGTAAATTTAGGAGTTAATAGATTACCATCTAACGCTCCATTTGTACAAATTCCAGATTCAGTACTTACTTTTAATGGAATTAACACGAGTAAAAGTGTACCTTCTGAACTGTATATTAGCTCTATTGATACAAATAATAATAATAATTTATTTACTGAAGTTGTTGTAAAAACAAGAAAAATACCTTTTGATTTTTCGTCAGTAACAATACCTGACTCAACATTTACCTTTGGAAACATTCAACCAGTTACAAATGTAAATGTTAAAGCAAAACTTATCTCAGTTGATGAAAACGTTAATGTTTATATAGATTCAATTAATACAAATAACAATATTAATACTTGGCGTTACATAGATTTTATCTCAAATATTGATAATGGAATTAGCCCATTTACTCAAGTGAATTTAGGTGCTAACATCCCATCTAACACTCCATTTGTACAAATTCCGGATTCGGTACTTACTTTTGATGGAATTAGCACAAGTAAAAGTGTGTCTCCTGAGTTGTATGTTAGCTCTGTTGATACAAATAACAATGGAAATATTCTATATACCAAAGTTGTTGTAAAAACAAGAAAGATACCTTTTGATTTTTCATCAATAACAATACCTGACTCAGTATTTACTTTTGGAAATGTTCAGCCAACTGCAAACGTTAATGCTGAAGCACGATTATCTTGGGTTGACGAAGGCGTTGATGTTTATATAGATTCAATTAATACAAGCAATATTAATACTTGGCGTTATATAGACTTTATCTCAGATATTGACAATGGAACTAGTCCGTTTACTCAGGCAAGCATAAAAGTTAATAGGTTGCCATCTAACGCTCCATTTGTGCAAATTCCGGATTCAGTACTTACTTTTGATGGAATTAGCACAAGTAAAAGTGTACCTCCTGAGTTGTATGTTAGTTTTGTTGGTACAAATAATTTTATTGATACTTGGCGATTTATTGATTCAATGCCAACAATTCAAGGTAGTAGTCCATTTACACAAGTTATTTTAAAGACAAGAAAAATACCTTTTGATACTTCTTCAATAGCTATACCTGATTCAGCTTTTACTTTTGCAGGTATTCAGCCAAGTACAGATGTGTCTAGCATTAAAAACATTTTTTTATCTGGTGGTGATACTGCAACAGTTTATTATACTGGTAGCCCAGATACTTCATTAATTTCTGTTGGATTGTTCAATACATTTACAGCTTTTGTCCCTACTTCTCCTGGGTACAATGGAGTTATAATTAACCAAAATTCTGCATCAATAGTTTATTTTGATGGCGCTCCCAATCAAGTATCTGTTGCTGTTGGGTCATTGTTTTCTTATGTTACCAATTTTATTGATACATGGCGTTTTATTGATTCAATGCCAACAGTTGAATCAATTAGTCCGTTTACACAAGCTAAGATAACAGTTACAGAAACGCCAGTAGAATACAATTTTGTAACAATACTTCAGTCTAGTCTTGTTTTTAATAATATTAGTGCAATTGAATCTAGCGTTGTAGTCAATAGAAACTCAGAAGCAATAATTTATTTTAATGGTAATCCACGTACTTTGCCTATCTCTATTGGATTATCATCCAATCCTTTTCCAGTATCAGTGCCTTCGTTAAATGACGTTAGAAATACTTTATTATCTGGTAACGATACTGCAACAATTTATTTTAATGGCGTTCCAGGTACATTACCTATATCTACTGGATTATTCAATACATTTACGGCTTTTGTTCCTACATCTCCTGGGTACAATGGAGTTATAGTTAACCAAAATTCTACATCAATAGCTTATTTTGATGGCGCTCCTGGCACGGTACCTATTTCAGTAGGATTGTCTAGTACTTATGCTGCTAATCTTGTTGATACATGGCGTTTTATTGATTCAATGCCAACAGTTGAAGGCATCAGTCCATTTACACAAGCTAAAATAATAGTCACAAAAACGCCAGTAGGATATGCTTCAGTAACTGTACCTCAATCCAGTCTTATTTTTAATAATATTACCGCCGATGAAACTAGTGTTGTAGTTAATAGAGATTCAGAAGCAATAATTTATTTTAATGGCAGCCCTGGTACTGTATCTGTTTTCCCTGGAGTATTTTCCAATCCTTTTTCTGTGCCAGTACCTTCATTAAATGACGTTAAAAATATTTTATTATCTGGTAGCGACACCGCAACAATTTACTTTAATGGCGTTCCAGGTACATTGCCTATATCTACTGGATTGTTTAACACATTTACTTCTTTTGTCCGCACATCTCCTGGATATGATGGAGCTGTAATCAATCAAAATTCTACATCAATAGTTTATTTTGATGGCGTTCCTGGTACAGTTCCTATTTCAGTAGGTCTCTTTAATTCTTACGTTACCAATTTTATTGATACATGGCGTTTCATTGATTCAATGCCAACAGTTGAATCAATTAGTCCGTTTACGCAATCTAAAATAAAAGTTACAAAAACGCCAGTAGAATATGCTTCAGTGACTGTACCTCAATCTAGTCTTACTTTTAATGGGCTTACTGCACTCGAAAGTAGTGCTATAGTTAACAGAAACTCAGAAGCAATAATTTATTTTAATGGCAGCCCACGGACTTTACCGATTTCTGCTGGGTTAACATCTAGTTCTTTCCGTGTAACTGTTCCTCCATTGTCTGAAATTAAAAATACTGTTCTATCTGGCAATAATATAAAGAGAACAGTTTACTTTGATGGACTCCCAGGTACGTTGCCTATATCTACTGGATTGTTTAACACATTCACTGCTTTTGTTCCTCCAACACCTGGATATAATGGAGTTTTCATTGCTAGAAATTCCAGGACTACAGTTTACTTTGATGGTGAGCCAAATACATTGCCTATTTCTACAGAATCATCTAATACTTATGTAACAGGAATTTTCCCTTTTTCTGCTGCACAAGAAATGGATTTAGATGAACAGGAAATACAGTTTTATGGAACAGATCCTGGTATTACTGAAATTTATTTTAACGGCAGTCCAAATACATTGCCTATTTCAGCTGGATCCCAGACAAACTATTTAACTGGTCCTATTCCTCTTTGTGGTATTCAGGCAATGGATTTAAGTAATCAAGATACTCAAATAGATACAACAACATTTCAATCTGGTGTTAAAACAGATGCTAGTGTTGTACGTTCTGCACGGTCTTATAATGTATCTGGAATTGCTTTAGTTGGGGATGAAGCATTGGAGAAAATAGTCAAAAAAGCAAATGGGCTAACTCCAACTTCATTTGAATTTGTAGGAGATGAAGTGTATGCTGTAGCCACATTTCCAGATGGAGAAAAGATAGAAGGCGCTGCTTTGATAACCAATCTAAGTCTACCTGGCAACCAAAACGAAGTTAAAAAGTATTCTTTTACTTTAACTTTTCTTGGTAAAAAAATGTCTCAAATTTTACTTTAACAAATAAGGAGAAATTATGCCTTTAGCTACCGCTCCAGTTATTTTACAAGATTATTCTTTAGAAGTAATGCTATTGCCTTTGGTTACAAGTGGGTTTGCTGCTGGAACTTCTGATAGAAACATTAGTTCGTTAAGACGTGTTCTTACTTGTACTACTCAAGTTGCACCTCCTACCAGCGGTGGTGTAGCTACACTTGCATTGACCACTGATGAAGGTAGTAGTTCTTCTCCAACAGTTATTAAGGAAGGCACTGGATTATCGTTTATAGAACCACTTGCGCAAAATGCCCCAGCTGGAACTGTTAGAACTAGAATTCAAGTAATGGCTGCTGAAGATAAAAGTATTGCGCATGGCGCTAGTGCTACTGATTTGAAAGTAATTGGACTAGACAGAACTATTGCTGCAAATAGCACGGCTGCATTAATTGAGGGTTTACTCCCATTAAGCGGTATTCAAACACTAGATTTGAGTAATCAAGAAACTCAAGTTGATACCACTTCTTTCCAATCTGGATCCGGAACAGAAATGGCAATGATTCGCGTGGCTCGTGCCTATTCCGTGTCTGGTATTGCATTGGCTGGAGATGAGGCGCTCGAAAGAGTAGTTAAACCAGTTGCTGGATTTCAGGGAGAATTTTTTGGTAGAGAAATTTATGCTGTAGCTACATTCCCAGACGGTGAAAGATTGGCAGGTGCTGCTAAAGTAACTGCGTTTAACTTCCCAGCCAACCAAAACGAAGTTAAAAAGTACAGTTTTACGCTAACATTTATGGGTAAATCCTTTGAATGGAATCCTCCATATTCTATTAGCTAAATATGTCTTTTTCCCAACCACTTTGCAACAGCTCTCTTGACGTAATGCTGCTTCCCATCAACAGTGCGGGAAGCACTATTACTGACGTTACGAAGGTGACAGCTTTAATTGCTCAAACTGCTAACATTGGGTCTTCTCAAATCTATTTGCAAGTCGTCGGTGGATCTTACTTTGTTCCCGCCGGCATTGCTTTGTCTTTTGCGGGAACTTCTGTTAGTGGCGTAGCGTCTAGGCGAAGACAAGTTGTAATATCTCAAGATGTTGTGTTAACAACAAGTCCACTATTAGTTCCGGTAGAGCCTTTACAATATCCGGTACTGCAAACTGATAGCGCAGTCGTTGTACCTGGATTACTCCCAATTAATGGTATTACGACTTTAGATATTTCAGCTCAAGAAACTTCTGTTGACACAACTAATGCTTCATCTCGTAAAGGAGTAAATAGCGTTTTCATACGCAGGGCGATCAGCTGCAATGTTAGCGGCATTGCGTTGGCTGGAGACAAAGCGTTGGAGACAGTAATTAAGCCAGCTGGAATATTTTCTAATAGTTTGTATGGTAGAGATATTTATGCTGTAATTACTTTACCTAATGGAGAGAGAATTGTTGGAGTGGCTAAAGTTGGTGGCATATCTTTCCCAGCTAATCAAAACGAAGTTATGAAATATTCGTTTAACTTAACATTCCAAGGAGATTTACTTGAGTGGACTTCTGCTTTTAGTTTTTGAGTTATTATCTTAAAAATAACCTTAATGGTTTATTGACCACCACCACATCAAGTAACAATGAAGATTTTAACAGACAGTACTCAGCTCCTTGCCGTATTAATTAATTGCACCAGAGAAGGAAAATCCTTGTATTGTGGTGCTGCTATTTTTAAAGGGGGATTATCAGGAACTATTAATGTTTCTGATAAATTTAGTTCGTATACAATTAAAGTTCCAGAATCAGTTGCTAAAACTGCTACTAAAGAATGTTATATTGATGAGTATGATTCTTTAGAATTTGAGATTGTGTAAAATGCTTGGATTTATCACTGGCAATCCTAAAACTAATTTTATAAAAGTAGGAGATGTGCTTTTCTTTCCCAAGAAAGACGGTATTACTGTTGGGGAAAGAAGACAACTAGCCGAAACAGAACAAAGTAGGCAGCATGCTTCTTTGAAGATTCGTCGATTAGTTGGAAAAATTGCGCAACAAAAAGGGATTTCACTAGAAGAAGCTACAAAACTTTTAACTGGTGGTATGACCGAACAAGATGGTGTTGAGGTCATTGACAACACTGAAGTTGTATTAGAATATGCTGATGATTTAGCTGATATCAATGCTTATACATCTAGCATGGAACTTAACCTAAAATCTGTTGTAGCAACAATGCTTATTAAAGAGCGTGTTGCACATATTATTAGTGTTGTTGTAGATGCTAATAAAGATGATAAAAAGTTGGTAATTGAGCCTTTGCCAGCAGATTTTTTACTAGAAAAAGGCACTAAAATTAGATTTGGGGAGAGTTACGAAAATTCATTCATTGTAACAGTAGAAGATAATTATAGCGAAAATGCAGAACAAATTAGAGTTTCTGCATTACCTAAAAATATTACTGCTGGAACAGTTGGATTTTTACATAGAGGAAAAATTCCTTTACTTGGTTATCCTAGTTGGAATTTAGAAAAGACCTATTCTTTAGATGAGACTTTGGTAGATGAAATTTACGATTTTTATCTTAATGAATCTAGCAGATGGAAAAAAATAGAAGAAACTGAAACACAGGGGGAGGATCAACTGGAGAGTCGGAAATTCCCAGAATTGACTGGGAAGGACTCTACTGGAGAATTCAGTCTTACAGAATAGCTGATCCCAGATTTACTAGCTGGGAATCATATTTAGAGCAACTTGATTACGTAGTTTTTAATTGCATTAATCAAATGGAGAAGCTACGCCAACAAGAACTAAATATGCAAGCTAGAGTTCATGCTATTGGCTGGGCAGGACTATTTAATGGATTTAAAGGTAAAGACGATCCATCTATTAAATACACTGATTTACTGCCATTCCCAGACAGAAGCAAATCTGAAGGAAATGGCGTATTAAGTCCAAAAACTAAAACTATTATTGAGGACGCTATTAAAAAACGGGAATTGCCAATACAAACATTAACTTCTTTGGCAATGCTTCTGGAAAAATAATTAAAAGGCATGTAGTAATCTATATGCCTTTTATAGCGTCTTTAGCAGCTTTTAGTATTGTTTTTATAGTTTGATATGTTTGAATAAATAATGTTTTTAAACTAGAAGTAAATATTTGTAAACACTGAAAGATTAACACAACAGTCATTATAAGTATGGTTTGTTTGTTCAAATCATCTTCTAGCGAACAAAGCTCAAATGTGGCTTTGTATGAACTATTAGTAGATTTAAACATTACTAAGTTTACATTTTTAACTTTATTTTTAATATAAGACAAAACTGCATCTTGATTTTCTTCTATCTTCTGGCATATATCATCCTCACAACTTATAAAAATGTCAGTATGCCCATTGCGCTCTAAACAAGATATAGAACAGTTATTTAAAATATCAAGAACAATTTGGCTCATTCTAATAATTGATGTCTACATCTGTATTTTGTCACTCTATCCCAGTAACTTCCACCATAGACAAATAATTCACTAACTCTATCTCCTCCTAAGTTATGCAGTCCTGTTTTTTTTGCAGTATCTATAATTATTGCTACATGATGTGGTTGTACACCACTAAGAGTCATAACAATAACGTCATTGTTTTTTAAAAGTTCATCATCCTCTAATTTTCTAAAATTTGCTTTGGAAAAATTTTCGTCCAATAAATTCCATGATGCATTAGTTGTTTCTTCAAGTGAAAATCCTCTTGGAAAGTCTGGTAATGCTATATCTAGCATTCCTTTATAGTAGGCTCTAAGTAAACTAAAACAATCAGAACGGTTGTAAACAAACGGCCATTTTAGATAATAATCTATTTCCTTAGGAGAATAAATATTAAAATTGTCAAAGCAAGGAAATGGATTAATTATGTTGTTTGGATCAAACAAATCCCAGCAATCAAACTCACTGTGATATAAACAATACGCCAACTTATTAGACTTAGCATTACAAATATCAGGAGGACTTAAATATCCAGGCTGACTATCGTTCCAATGCGTGTGATAAACCATTTGAATCTTTCCATGAGATTCTATTAATCCATCAATTTCATCTGGATTAATTACAAACGCCTCATTTTTGTTCTCAGCAATGTTAGAACATTTGTATGGCTTGTCATTGATTACAACACCACAGACCTCTTGTTTTGGGAACTGCTTAGAATGTTTAATAATATGTTCTTTAATATGTTGTGATAATAGCATTACATTACAATACCTAAGTTACTAGGAATATTAGATCTGACTTGACTAGCAGTGATTTTATTACTTATAACATATTGGTTTTCTCCAATTAAAGATAAAACCCATTCTCCGCAAACACATTCTTTAAGATTTTGCCCTGTAGGACTCCAAAGAAACGACTTGTCAGCATATTGTCGTAACACGTTCAAAATATCGTTTACTTCGGATTCTGAGTAGACTGGGCTGCGAACATCCCATTCTACAATAGGAAATATTCCCTGAGTTAAAACTTGACTATAATTATCTCCTAGTCTAGTTTTAGTTGTAGGAATAAGAGTCTTTTGGCTTGTTTGCCAAGTAGGAGTAAGATAAAGAATTGGTAACGTCATGATGCTATAAAATAACCAATTGTGTAATTAAAAGTGGATGCAGCAGAAGATACAATATTTAGTGCTGTGTTTGGAGATA